GTAGCAGCATCACCTATTTTTCTACGTTCTAATTCGTCATCAACAAGTTTTTTTTGTGAAAAAGCATCAACAAATCTTGTACCTGTCCGGGCAAGAGCCTCACCAATAGATGATGGATCTTGTTGTTGTGAGTATCTACGGTTTTGTTTGTCCATAAGTGCTGCAAGTAATTCAGACCTAGATGCACCGCTATTTAAAAATTGATTAGCCATTAGAATTTTTCTCCGCTAGTCTTAATATTGCAGCTTTTTCTGCGTCTTTTCTTTTTTGCATTGCAGCAAATCCAGCACTTAAACTATCAGCAGCATTACTCATACCTCTTTCAAGTGGATCAGTTGTTGGAGTTGATGAGCCACCATTTGCTAATAATTTAGCTATTATTGCACTATTGCTTGCTGTTGGCATTAGTCCAGTAGGTTGCTGCTGTTGTCGCTGTTGTTGCATTATCATAGCTTGCATTTGCTGTGGCGTTAAATTATTCATTATATAGCCCCATAATTTACATGTTTCATGCCGTTAATTTCTTGCACAGCTTCTGGTATTACTTTTTCAATTTCTTGTGCCATAACACCAATCCAATCACCTACTCTGTCTATGTAGTTATAACTGTATAAATTATGACCTTTAAATTTACCTATACGTTTTATGTTTTCTTTTAAACGAACATCAGAACCAAACATACCTTGCTGTATAGCTGCTCCACCCAATGCACCGCCAAGTTCCATAAGACCGCCCATAAAGCCACCTGATGCAGCCTGTCTAGCCTTTGCAACATCTATTGCTTGTTGGTTAGCAGCTAGTGAAGCTCCTACCAGGTCACCTGACTGTACTGCTACATTTGGGGACTGTGCAAATTGTGGTAGTTGTACACCACCAGATTGTCCCATAAGTGCTGCAAGATCATTAAGAGGTATATTCCTATTAAAGATTTGTTCTTGTAGTGCATTTTGTCGTGCTGTGTTTTGCAGTTGTGCATTACCGGCAGCTTGTTGATATCTTTGTGCCTGTAGTTGGTTATTAAGGGCATTGGCTTGCTGTTGTTGTGCAAACCTTTGTGCTTGTGCATTGTTAGCAAATTCTGCACCAGCAGCCCCTTGTGTAAACGCCTGACCTCGTGCTTGATTAGCAAAAGCAGCTTCAGCCTGTCTTTCACCAAATTGTTGCCCACGAAGACCTGTTTGTTGTGCAAATCTTTGTTGATTAGCTTGGTTTGCTAATGCAGCTTGGTTCATTCGCTCATTGACTAATTGTTGCCTTGCAGCAGTATTTTGTCCAAATGCTTGCTGACCAGCCTGATTAAATAAACTTGCACGAGCTTGTTGCTCACCAAACTGTTGCCCTCTTAAACCTGTATCTTGGCTAAAGTTTTGACCTATTGCTTGATTACCAAGTTGTGTACCAGTAGCTCTTTCACCAAACTGCTGACCTCTTAAAGCCATATCTTGACCAAACAATCTTGCCTGTTCATTACGTCCAGCAGCTACTGATGCTAGTGCCAATTCATTTAAGGCTCTATTTTGTTCTGATTGTACACCACTTAATATTTCAGAACCAGCTTCAGAACCTAAAGGCAACCCACGCTCAGATAACCTTACTTCAGCATCACGCATTGCTCTTCCAAATTGTGGTTCTAGCAATGATCTACCACGTTCAAATGTAGCTCTTTCCAATTCATTGCCTTGTAGTGCAAAATCATCTCTAACGTCTTGTAAACCGCCTGTGTTAATGCCTTGTGCTTGATTAACTGTAACGCCTTGTAAACCACCTTCTAATTGGTTTTGTACTGCCTGTGGGTCTATGCCAAACAACCCTGCCTGGTTAATATTACCTTGAGTACCTTGCACACCAGCACTTTGTAAATTACGATTATTAATACCGCCTAAAGGATCAAATTGACGTAACTGACTTTGTACTTGTCCGGCATTTGGATTAAAGCCTTGTATTTGTCCACCGCTAATATTGGAAACCATGTCTGGCACAGCATTATAATCAATCTCTTGACTTAAACCTTGACGCACCCTACCAAGTTGATCTCTAGCAATACGAGCTGTTTGCCCTTGTATATAATCTTGATCAGCTAATTTTTGTTGTTGTGCATCACTTAAAGTTACAGTTCTTGTAAAGGAAGGTATTTCAATATTACCTAATGCTGATCCACCTAAAGGAGTTTGATAACCGCCACTAATTTGACCGTCTGTATATTGCTCATCTGGTCGCAAAGGATTGTATGTCATTGGACCACCGACACCATAATTCTTTTCGCTACCTTGTGGTTCTTGATATTGTGGAGTATTATTTTGTGCTTGATTAATTTGTGGTGCAGCACCTTGTGGCGTATTATAATTAATAGCCCTACGCATTGCAGGGTTTTGATTTTGCGTATATGTAACAGTTCCATAAGGTGTTACTTCATTAGTCTGATTTAATAAAGCTGTAGCTATAGATGCTTCTAAGTTATTTTGACCCTGTTGATTTGCAAGACCTACGGCATCTACTGGTGCTGGCATTTGTACTGTTGGACTACTCATTTTATAACCACCTTGTGTTTTGTTTTAATAACCCATAAGATATTGCGTCTGTTGTTCCCAGATGTGCCATCTTATGTGTACCTTCTTGTTTAAAGCCTAATCGTAAGGCTAATTTTCTCATTGCTTTATTGTTTTTACCGCACATCATATTTACTCTTATGCAATTAAGATGATTAAATGCCATTTCAAATACAGCCTTCAGCACTCTGCGATTACACCATTTTTTGTCTGTTGTAGCAATATGTATGTCTACCATAAAGCCAGCATAGTTGTTAAACACTGCCCCGGCTATTAATCTGCCGTCCAATACAGCACCTATAGCTCTGCATTCGCCTTCTAAACTTATGCCTAATTCACGTGAAACCCACAAACGAACCATGTCGTCACAATTATACGCTAATTGTACACCCTCTAGTTCTTCTATTTGCTTCTCTGCTTGCATATTATTTACCAACTATTTTAAATAAAGTATCGACAATAAAGCCTAGTGACGTACCGATGACTAGCAAAACCATGCCACCGCCCTTCCATCTGTTCATTTGAGCAGATAGATTATGCACCTCAGTAGCAAGGTCAGTTGTAGTCTTTTGCAAAATAGCAACTTGTGCTTCTAACTTGCCAATGTTTTTATTCAGTTCTTTGCTCATAATAAATCCTATGTTTCTAGTGTTGTAATACGTGCTTCAAGTTCTTGTATAGTCTTAACTAGCAACGGAACTAATTTACTTTGGTCAATACCTTGATGGTCAGGAACACTGCGAGTAGCCATAACTTGTGCTGTAGTTTCTCTCCATTGTTGACCGTCCGATAAAGTTTCAGGTTGCACAACGTCTGTACTATGCACTATTTCTGATACGGCTGCTGTAGTGATGACAGTTTCCATAGTCGCTACTTGTGTAGTAACCTCTACTTCAACCTCAGTAGATACACCATCTATGTCTTGACGCTGCACAACAGTCTCAGTTGTTTCAGTAGTTACACCACGTTGTTCGGTTTCAACAATGGTTTCCCCTGCTAAGTTTACATAAGAACCTGTTTCAACAGTTTCCATAACTTGAGATTGTATAGTTACTTCTTCAATGGCAGGGGTAAACACTTCACCAGTTGCAGCACTGACTTCATACCTTTCATCCTTCATTGCGTCTTTAAGACCAGTAGCACATTCAGGAACAACCGCTTGTGCTTCATGTGCTAAGAAGCCATCGACAGTTGTATTTGCATCAGCAATAAAATTAAATCGTGAGGGCTTTAACTGTTTCAACCTTGTTGTTGCGTCCCAATCAGTAACTACATTTTCTTTTAGTCTGTAGTCAGAGGATGTAACAAAAGCCGTACCAGAACCGTTTGTTTGTATTTTTCCAACAATACCGTTGCCATTATAAAAGTCATACAAGGTATTTAAAGTTGTGCCTGTATCACCTATGGAAACTAATGGGCCAGAGCCATTATCAGTAATAGCAAGACCCCCAACACTGCCATTAGGAGTAGCTTTTCTTATGATGTCCCCTGCGAAGGTGGCGGTTAGGTCATGTTCAAGTAGCAAAGCAATAGCACCGTCTACATTAGACGCACTTGGATGGGTCATAAAGGCTAAACCATTTTGGTCATTATCTGCCCCTGTCTGTTTAGACATAATTGCTGCACGTACATTCCCACCTGAACTTTCAGTAAATCCGATTGAAGCTTGATATGTACCGTTTGAGTTAGCACCGCCTGACTTTACTAATAAACCGTAAGGTGTGCCTCCTGCTAGTGTTGGTACGCCACTTGTTTTTACACTAACATCCTTTGCGAAGGTGGCAGCAGATGTACTACCATTTGCGGTCAACATCGCTGTAGTGCCAGAACGTAATACCACATTTCCTGCTAAAGAAGCATGAGTGTTTCCATACATTAACAGATTACCACCGAGGCTATTTGTATTGGAGCTTATAATTATACGACCATCAGGGTCACCCCCATCAACGTTTACGTTACCTCCTGAGAAGGCTAAATCCCCTGAGAAGGTGGCGTCTTGTGACGCATCAAGGATTAAAGCCCCTGCTCCTCCTGTAACAAGCTGAATCTCATTTGCTGATTTTTCTCTAATATATGTATCAGAACTGCCATCTAATAATAATAAAGATCCAGAAGGAATTGAAACATTTCCTCCAAAGGTAGCTGCCCCTGCCCCTAATGCTCCAGTAGTTGTAATTGCTGAAGCACCGTTGTTGATTGTGCCAAAGCCTGAAGTTATAGAACCACTGTTTAATGCACCTGTAGTAACAATACTGCTAGAGCCTGCAATTGGACTATATAGTGAACCAAGTGCTGTGCCACCTAAAGTAATAGCATCTGCCTCTAACGTGCCGTCAACATCAACGTCACCACTAAAATCACCTGTAGCGGCATCAAGTTCACCGCTTAAAGTAATGTTTGTAATGCCTGTCAATGCACCGTTTAAAGCAACAGCACCGTTAATGTCTATTGTAGTGGCTGCAATCTGTATCTCAGTATCTGCGACAATATCAAGCTGTCCGTCAGTGCTTGAGTTAATGTAAATTGCTGCATCACGGAACTGTACTTTGTCATCAGTAGATACAGAAACGTCTGTACCGCCTGTTGTGTTGCCAATAGCTAAAATTTCTGACAATGTATCTGCGGTATCAACTTGTGCGTCTACATAGGCTTTAATAGACTGCTGTGACGCTGCTTTTGTTGCACTGTTTGATGACATATCATCTTCATCAAGAAATGCTGTCCCGGACAAACCTGTGTTCAATACCGGACTAGTTAAAGTCTTATTTGTGAGTGTATCAGTTGTTGCCTTACCAACTAATGTATCTGTTGCATTTGGCAATGATACGGTTCTATCTGCTGTAGGATCGACAACTGTCAAGGTAGTTTCATGTGCGTCTGCGGTTGCACCTTCAAAAATGATAGTGCCACTTGTAAAAATACCACCTGTGGCAGTTGTCAAACCAGTTACAGTCATAGTGCTACTAAAAGTAGCTACAGCACCAGCGATAGTGCCTCCCATAGTTATATTATCAACCCAAAGGTTTGCCCAACGCACTCCTGTGCTACCAAGATCGTCTGTGCTATCAGCATCACTTATAATGTTTGAACCAGAAACAATCCCTGCTGTTGTTGTAAGCAAGCCTGTTGATGTTAATGTACCTGTAAACTGTGCAGAAGCACTGCTTATTTTTAATGATGAATTTGTACCTTTACCGTCCGATACAAAACGTAGAGTGCTATCAACACCGTCATTGGCATTGCTGACCTGTAATAAGTCTCCGTATGTATCTTTTGGCGAACGACCTGTTAAAGTTGCCATTAAATTATTCCTCCACGTCTATAAATTACGTCAGTTGAGTACCATACCAACGATTCTGCTGTTTCACCGTCTAATACGATAGAAAATGTTTCGCCAACTGCACCAACTGTTAAACTTGTAGATGCAATACCAGACCCTTGACCCCAGGCAAGTTCCCAATCTTCCCAATCAAAAACACCAAAGGCTTCCCAGGGTTCTGCGTTAGGTGCTAATGATTGATTGTTAGCAACAAGTTGTAAATCACTAAAATCGGCTTGCACATCCATAGTTAAATTGACTGTGCCACCGCCTTTAACAAATGGTCTAAGCATTGTTACTTCTTTTTTAGTGCCATCTAACGGTCTATCTGGTGCAACTAAACTATTACTTGCCTGTTTACAAACACCTTTAACAACACTAAATCCAGCACTTGTATCTTGATTACCATCGTCTAATCGGTAAACTTTACCGCCAGCAAAGCCACCATACATACTATTATTTAAACTTGCCATTGATTGCATATTACGGTCTTTATACTGACCCCATGCACCTGTGACGGTGTTTAAAACGTGCTGATCATATACACTGTCTTCTGAAACAGGCACATTAAAGATTAGCTTGCGTCCGTCTGGTGATAGCATTGCTTCCCAACCGTTTAAACTGCCACCGTTTTCTACAGCCTGTGCAACAGCATCTCTTATCTTTTCGCTTATTGCATCATCTGGTCTAACTTTACCTTCCATGATGCCTGTGCAAGTTAAATAACCAGATCGAGTAATAATAACTAATTCACCGCCCCAATTTATTAAACACCGTCTGCCAATAGGCTCTGGAGCATTAAAACGACCAACTAAGGTAAATGTACTACTGACATCACCCTGGTAGACTAATATCTCCCCGGTGGACATTACAAAGACAGTAGCATCATCTGCACCATCACCGCTATCTCTTGACCAAGAACCAATTGCCATTAGTGTGCCATTACGTGCTATTTCACTTAGTGGAAATTTAACTAACGCACCTGTAATAGAACCAATACCGCTATACCAAGCATCAGAAGTATCTTTTTGACAAAACCATAATCTGTTTCTTACAACACGAACATTAATTAGATCTGTTATTGTAAGACCAGATCCTGTCCAACTTGTTGATGCAAGAGTTGTACCATTCCAATCTTTCGGAGCATCAGCACCATTTACAAAGAAACCACGAGCATTATAGTTTTCACCTTGCCACTGTGAGTTAGTTAAACCTGTTGCTTTTGCTGATGGTGTGCCACTTGTTATGTCATAGAAATTACCGTCAGAGGCAGCGAGTAGATCATTACTATCAGCACTTTCGTACTCAAATAAGAACTCAACCGCCCCTGACATACCCTCAGCAAAGAGGACATCACCTTTACGGAGGGTAACACCATCATTCTCAGGGAAAAAATTAATCATTTTAACTGCGTCCAGGGAAGGCATAGCTGCTAAATTATCTCTTGCATTCCATCCCCCGGTAGGTGACGGTAACGAAAATATCTGTGCAGTTTGTTGCAGTCTGCGATTATCTAGTAATGGTTGCCTCATACGTTCCAGCTTCCATCAGGAGTTATCACTAAAAACTTGTCAAACATAACGTCAGAGCCGGTATCAATTATTCCAGCACCGTTATCATTTATGCTGCTTTCAATAGCCATTTCATAATCACGAAATTCTTCTGCATAAGGCAAACCACGACTTTTTAATATTCGCCATTTAAAGCCTAGTGCAACAGTATCTTCGTCAAGTAACGCTGTATCTGTATCTGCCAAATATTTAGCTTGCAGTGTGCCATCACTAGCCTCTGCAACACCATTTGATTGGTATTCATAGTTAATTGTTGCTGTGCTATCTGGTGTGGGATAGAAATAAAACACTTTGTTATTGTTTGCAGTAGCTTTGTATATTCGCATATATCGTGTTAGGGACGTATTAGAAACAGAACTGTTCTTAAAAAATTCCCACAAACTAGCAGATATAGGACCAAACACTTTACGATTGTTTGTGTCATCCCACATACTGTCATTCATAAGACCTTTAAAATCTGACGGTAAAGCATATTGATCTGTGCCACTAGCAGTTGTTATTGTGCCTCTTACAGTTTGATTAGCCCAATCAGTACGTTTTGCAGTTTCTAACAATGACCTGTTTGCCAAAGCTAAACTTAAAACGGCTGTTTCGTTTGTGTTACCAACTACGCTTGTTGGAACTTCAAACCCTCCGATTTCTTTTAGGCTGTCTTGTACTACGCTTAATAGGCTCATCCTGTGTTCCTGTCTTTGGTACATCAGGGATAGCTGTTTCAGCCCCCATTAGTGCAATTTTGTTCTCTAAATCTGCAATTTTATCTAACGCTTTTTGTAATGTTACATCATTTTTGTCTTTACCGCTAACAAATAATTTTGCAGCGTTTTTTAGTTTATTAGCACCCATGCCAATATTACCTAAATTACCATCAGAAACATTACTTAAATCTTCGACTGTAAAGATGCTCATATACTCTAATTGTGCAACCATTTCCGGCTCAACACCTGACCAATCTCTTAATGCAGTCCCTTCTGATCGTAACTGTTCTTTTTTCTGGTAAGCATCCCAATGCTTTTTATACTTGTTTTTATCATTTTCTTCTATTTTACGGACAACTATTGAATGCCTTTGCCCGGGAGAAACAATTTCTAAATATGGCAAAAAATCATAAATAAGTTCATCTGCTTCTTTACTTTTAAAATTGTTAATAACCTTTTTCGTAAATATTGTAACTATGTTGCCATCATCAGCAGAGGCAGTAGTTGTAAAATCGTTGATGTCCATATCAAATCCTTTTGTTAAATTAATAGTAATGAGGGACAGTTAGTTTCCTAACTGCCCCATCATTTAGTTTACTATGGGAACATGCAAACAATCTTCTTTGCAGAAATATCATCAGCAATTGCACAAACATGGTCAGTAACAGCAGCAGATACATCAAGTGTACCATCGCCAGCACCGACTGGTGTTAGTGCGTTTCCATCAGCTCCGGCAGTTAAAGCAATAGTCAATGTTGCTGGACCACGAGTTTGCAGCCATCCATATTCACCATCAGCTAAAATTGCCTGTAGTACACCAGCACCTACATTAACACTATCTGACACGTCAGAAGTAACAACATAAGTTTGTGTAGCACCAGCACCGTCATAATACGCAACTTCACCAGCAACTCCTGATACAGCAGCAGTACCGGCTTCATATTGACAATAACGGTACACTTTACCGTCAGAAGTACGTCCTACTGAACCTAACTCAAAGGTTGCAGAGGTGTCAACTTGGGTAATATTCATTCCAGTTATATAAGACATAATTTTTTTACCTTTCTATTACGCTTTTATAACGCCTTGCAAAGAACAGTTACTTGCTGTCATGTTACCCATGAACAATATGTGCTTTGTAATTGCGTCTTGGTTATTGGAAACACGATCATCACTAACCGCATAATTTGCATCTTTGTGTACTTTAAAAAACAGATAATCTGTGTTTAATAGATACATTTTGTCTGCTCCAGCACCATTGTCAAGAACGACAGGTGCTGACCCACCAGGACCATTATATTCCAATGAACGGAAACCAGATGTGGCTTTGTCGCTCGTTGTAATACGCTGGATTGCTGTAAGGCTTTCCCAGAAGAAGTTAAAGTAGTTATTATCGGCTGCGATTAGATTAGGACAATCTGCACCACGCTTGAGCTGCACCCATACTGCATTCATGTATGCCTGGATGTTTGAAGCTGAAGCAGCAGCACCACCATCTGATGACGCATCATAAGCAATATTACGCCAGAAAGCGAAGTTTGCTCTGTTAATGCCACCAACAGTACCAGTTGCAGGGGAAGGAGCAACGATCAAACCAAGACCACCAATTTCCTTACCACCACTACCTGTACCATCAGAGAAGATACCAGTTGATAGATTATTAGCCATTGTATTTTCAGCATTCTTAACACGAGCTGCAATAAGATTAATCATGCGGTTCTTACCACTGTTCCTACGCATATCAAGTCCAGAAATTACTACTGATACAGCAGCCTGTTTCCAATCATATTCAGCAGCACTTATTACGTCAGATGCTGTAATATCTAGCACTTCATAACCTGAGTAATATGAGAATGTTGAATTTTCAGCAAAATCAAGTTCTTGGACAAGCGATTGACCGCCATCTTCGAGCATAATATTGCCTTTACGGCTCAGTTCAGCAAGAACTGAGTTATTTGCGGTGACATTGTCTGCAACCTTACCTGTTCTGTTTTTCAAGGTAGTTGTTACAATGGCATCAAAGTTACTATTAGCGAAAGCCATAGTTTTTCTCCATTATGATACACTCTCTCTCATCGCTTTTTGTACAGAAGCTAGAACATTATCTGGCTCATCAGCTAAAACATTATCTGGTGCAACATTATTAGTTTTCACATTTTTAGATGCAGCCTTACTATTTTGATTACTAGCTTTGCGTTCAGTGTTTAACTTTACAGCTACGTTTTCACGCTCTGCTGTTAAATATTCTGAACGTATATCAGGATCAGCAAAAACCGCCCGGTCATAAGCATCATTCATATCTGTTGCTATACCGGCAGTTATCATCCTACCCATTACTTGTTCCACTTTATCAAAATGTGGATGTAGTTTTTTACCGCTATCATCCGTTGCTTCAGCAAATAAACTGATTTGGTTTCTTGCTTCATTAGTGCGTTGATTAAGAGCATTATTTTCATTTTGTTGCAACTGAGCCATTATCTGACTGTTTTGTTGTTGCAACGCTAAAATTTCGGGATCAGCATAGGCTTGGCTGTCATCAGCTTCCTGTGGCAATACTCCATACGATTGTGCAAGCTGTTGAACAATTGCCTGGGCATTTTGTCCTCCATATTGCTGAACTAACTGTGATAGACCATTCACCGGGTTTTGAGAAAGTAACTGCTCTGCACCTACAAGTCTTTGAATACCTTGAATTCGGCTCAAACCTTGTGCGTTCAGAGTAGCCTCAAATGGTGACATAAGCCCCACAATTTGCTCGTGTTCTTTGCTAACATCAGCGATGTTGTCAAATTTCTTTTGATAACCTCTTTCAAGATTAACTAATTTTTGTTTAAATGCGTCTTTTGTTGCATTATCAGGTAGACCTTCAAAGGCAGTTTTAGTCTCATCATCCCAATAATCTGGTGCTGTAAAACTTTCTTCTACTTCTTCCGTTGTTGCCTCTTCAGTAGCTACTTCATCCGTATGTTGTTCACTATTTTCTTGAACTGGCTCTGAAGCCACTGCACCATCTTCTGTGCTTTCTGTAGCATCATTGTGTACATCTGCATCATCTTCTGAAATAGGTTCATCAGCCATTTCCATAGCTGCCATAATATCGTCTTCAATGCTTGTCTCCTTAACTTCCTCAATAGCCATCCCATGTCCTTTCGATGTCGTTTTTGATGTCCTTTAATTTAGCCTGGTCTTCTAAAACAGCCTTATGCTTTAGTCCTTCGTTAGTATCGTTACCTATTTCTTCATAGCCCATGCCATGTAATTCTTGCCGGTATTTCTTTTTGCTGCTGTACATCTTGCCATCAGCATGTGACTTAAAATGCTCTACAGTATCGTCTGTTACAACTGTCAAAGTGCCAGTAGCTCTCCAATGGTCTAACTTGGCAGCAAATTCTTTTTTTGGCTTTTTTGGTTTATATTTAGCTGCATATTCACACCATAAATAACTACAATATTTTCTTAGTTGTTTTTTCAATCGGCTGTATGTCAAACGTATTTCACCTCTATGGTATTCACCAATTGTAACAATTTGACCGGTTCTTGGATGTACTTTTTGCGTAACAGTCATTGTGTAAAGTTCCTTGCGTTGCCAGCTAACACATCTAACTCGTTTTTACGTATGGTCGTTGCATTACGTTCTGCTTCAGCCTCTGCCCTAGTTTGAGTGTCCATCATTTTAGTTTGTGCATTCATGTTGGCTATTTGCAATTTAGTTTGATTATTCATTTGTGCAGTTTGTGCTTTAATTGCCATGTCTTGTTGCTTCATCTGCATGTCAGCCTGTGCCATCATACTTTCTTGCTGCTGTGCCATAGCTTGCTGTTGTGCTTCTGGGTTTTGTTGTTGTTGTCCAGGCTGTTGTTGCTGTTGACCCATCTGCTCAATACTATCAGTTAACTGTGTAAGCTGATCTTCTAGTTGCCTACCGGCTTTAAATTGACGAGCCACAAACTTTAAACTTTCAGCAAGAAATGGTGCTATTTGTGGATAGGCTTGTATTGCTGGTATTCCCTGACTAAGTATATTGCTTATTACTGTACTATATTCAACAGCCTTTTGTTGATCAGTAATCTCGTTTGGTTGCACTGTGCTATCAGTTTCTATGTCAATTCTGAAGTCACGCATTTGGTCATTTTGTAGCAATGCCATACATTCTGGATCAGGCTCTATACCTGTTAATTTTTGCAGTGACGTTGCAGAAAACTCATCAGCAATAATTTCACCCATGATACGGTAACTGTCACGAATGAACTCTTCCATTGGTTCACGTCTAGGACGCAAACGAATTGCACCGTAACTGCCCTTTAACCGTTGTGCTGTTGCTGTTTCTTGTGCATTTGAGTCACCACGTTGCAGATCAGATATGCCTGTAATCTCATATATTTCATTCTTGATTATAGTTTTACGCACCTCAAGTTGCTGTATAACAGCAGCAATTTCTTGCAGTGGTAAACTAAATAATGCACCAGCAAATCCACCCTTTTCACCAAAGGCAGTAGCATTCTTGATTGCTTTAAACTGTCCATCTTCTAAACTAGACATATCAACAACACTGTCTTTGTCTGCACCGTTGTAAGCACCAGCCACTTTCATCATGCCTGTTAGCTTTGTTAGTCGGTCAACAATACGATTTAGTTCAATAGCTTGTTCCTGGTAGATCATGTATTCTGGAACTGGGATCATCGTGCCATTTGTTTCAAAGGGAAACAGTGGTTTAGGACAAGGGAAGAAATCAGTTAGTTTAATAGGTGGCTTTTCAATTTGTAATGTATCAGTAGCTTTATCTGTAAACCAAATACGCTGTCTTTTAGTCTTGTTCCATATTTCCCATACTTCATAAACCTCAACACCCTCATCGTTAGTGTTTTGTGGTAAGTCTATTTTATCGCAAGCATCTTGACCTAACAGTGATTTGATTTCGTCTAGCACTAACCCATGCCTACGAGCTTTCCACCATACATCTTCTTCTGAACGGCTGTTGCTTTGTAGGTAATCTTTCCAATAAATGTATTTTGGTGTTACACGCTGTGATGATTGTATTTCAATTTGTCCAATACCATCGTCTGTAATGTTATCAGGCTCAGTTTCTATGCCGTTAATCATAAACAATGCTTCACTGTCTATTAGCTCACCAGCCTCATCAACTTGCGGTGGCATTTCTATGCTATCCATGTCTACAAGTTCAAAATCTGCATCATATTCAAACCATATTACGCCTCTACCAACTAACAGCATATCATCACGACACTTGCGTAATGTTCGTGCAAATATTTCTTGATCTTGTTGAAACTCAAGACTGCGTTCTAGTATTTCTACAGCTTTCTTGCTGTGGTAATCTTCGTCCTTGTAGCGTCTTGATACGTTTGGTGGTGATACGGCTGATAGTGTAGCTGCTTTAAGTATTTCAGTATTTGCCCACAGAATATTAAACTGACCCTTACCTTTACGGTCACCACCATCCCGGTATATCTTAATAATCTTGTCTGATTGTTTACGCCAAGGCTCTTCACAATGTTTGGCAGATTGTATTTGATTTTGCCAGAATTTTTGTAATTGACTACGACTATCTTGCATTAAATGTATCCCTCACCGCCACCACGAGCAATCTTGTTCCTACGCATTATTTCAGAAAAGTTCTCGTTTGGCAACCCCCCATGTTTAACCTCTGGTGTTTTGGTAGTGTACGGACGGCTCATGCAACCATATCTCCACTCGTCTGCTGCATGGTCTTCCATATGAGTGTTAAGGTCTTCTGGACGCATCATATCATGCTGTAGTGCTGGTATTGTTCTTATGCTATCCACACAAGTGCTAAAACAAACAACCATTGGTCTGCCATCTTCATCGCCTTTCATTCTGGCTCTCATTGTATCCCAACCGCCCATTGCCCCGGCTCGTGCTATTCGTTTATTGTCAGCTCGTTTAAAGTACGGTCCACCGCCTTCATACATACGTTCTGCTATAGACGGTCCACCATCTTCTGCAAATGCTGCCGGATCAAGTACACCATAATCCATCTCCTCGTCATCAGCCATACGTTCTGTAATGCCCTGACCAACTAAGTTAGCTTCCATTCTTAACCCGGTGTTCTTGTTTGATGCAGAACCATACCATTCTCTGTACCTTACCAGGCAACCTCTTGGCAATGTTCTGCCGTTAGCCATTTGGTAGTCATCAGATACAACAGCCCACCATCCAAAACTAAATGGTGCTGCATATCCCCAATCACCCGATATAAACCTTGTCCAATGTTCTGGAATGGTAAATGGTTTGACAACGTGCTTGTCATCTGTCCAACAATCAAAAAATGCTCCTTCGACAACATTCCAATCACCTTCAAGCATTGCTCTAACCAATGCATCTGAGCCAATACCTTTAAGTTTGTCTACATATGTCGGGTCTTGTTCTAACAGTGCCGGGTTATCATTTACCCTGGCAGGGATATATTGTCGCAACATACCGCCTTCTTCTGGTTTAGTTCGGTATATTTCCATTGGTTGTTTGCCATCAATAAACGTGCTTTTTACAAATAAGTGACCAATGTTGGCTGGGTTTGAGCCACATAGAATGCGTGGGAACTGCCCTTCTAAATGTTCTGGAACGTCTATGCCAACCATACGCACTCTGGCTCTCAGTTGTCGGTACATGCGCTCTGTAAAGGTAGTTAGCTCATCTATGAGCAAAACATGCATTTCAGCAGAAAGATACTTACCAACATCTTTTTCGTGCTGACAATGGCATAAGTAAATTCTTGAGCCATTCCAAAACTTTACGTTATCCTCAACAATCGTTGCATAACCAGCATCTACCCAGGACTGCAAAATGTTTCTAAAACCGTTATGGCTATCAAGGTGTGTTTTAATTAGGTCATCCCGGACACGTCTGAATAAGTATATCTGCAAGCCATCAATTTGTGTACACCAGTTAATTGCAGCAATACGCATTAAATGTGATTTTCCACCGCCAGCAGCACCGCCATACAAAACTTCGGTAGCTGTAGTAGTTAATGCTTTCTTCTGCTTTGGATATAACCCAAGTTTAATGTGAGCTTTCATTAATGTCTTTACCTTCAATCTCAAATATCTGCAACACAGGGACAACAGGTCCACCATCTTTACCGCTTATTTCTGTAGATTGTAAGTTAGGCAATGTCTTGTTTAACAGTATCTCAATAGCCCTAATCCTTTGTGGCTCTAGGTCAACATCATTACCCTGTTCATCTTTGTGGTTAAGTGCATAATTCTCAAGACGTTTAACCAACTGGGTGGTTTGTATTTTTGCCCTTGTTTTTTCAAAGGCTGGATCATCAGGATGTGATCTATTTCTTTTAGGTGCTGCCATGTTGTGTCCTTGTTATTTTGCAATTATTAGCTACCATTATTTTTTTCTAATAACTCAAATTGTCGCAATAAATCATCTCTAATAGAGCCTCTTACTCTATAAGGATCGTCAAGACTTGGATCTTTTAGGTTGCTAGGGTTTATTACTTCTTCACCGGCACTGTTGATGCGATATAAGTTTCCGACCCTGTTTCCTTCGGGGTTTCGTTTAAGCGTTTCAAGGCGATTTCGTACATGGCTCGCGAGGGGCTGTCCAAAGCGAGCTGTGCCAACTGTTCCTGTAGCATTTCTTCCACGAATGAAGTCATCGTAACTCTCCTGTCCTATTGTTAATGTATCGTAAAAAGATATTCTAGAATTAGCTATATTGCCAAACTCTCCAGCTTTATCCCTTACTTTATTCAAATTTGGCATCTGCTGTTTCATCCAACCATACACCGCATCAGGATTAGAAGCAAACAATTCCCTTTCACCGTTATAATTAAATCGTGCAGCCATTTCTGGATTAGCTTGAAATCTTATACCTCTATAAGCTCCTGAACTAGCATCTGCCCTGTTACCGCCTGTAATAAGAGTAGCTCCATATACATTGTTTTGTTCTGCAAATTGTACTAATGGTCTAATTTCTTTTGCGGTCATTGGTTTTTTAAATGCTATTTCAACACCAAACCTAGTGTTAGGATTTGTTGCAGCTTGTGCCGGTGTTAGCACTTTGGATATAAAAGCATCTTTTTGCTCTGATGCTTTTGAAACTTCTGCAAGACGTTCAATTACATTATCTAGTCCGTCATAACCTGGTCTTGTAGTCCATTCAATATCGTATGATGCTTCTTGCCCATCACCATAAAGTCCAATTGTTGGTCTGTTGCTGTGTACTACCACACCGTCTTGACGTAAAACATCTTCCATTGCGTCCATACCAACCTTCATTGTTTCCGGTGATAAAGGCACTGCTCCCTCTGTAGTCATTCCTATTTGGTGGTTTACCATCATAGCATTGTCTAATTGTTGTTCTACAGAACCACCCTCACCAGCAACAGATGTCCAGTTATTCTTTGTCCAATGTTCTTTTTCCGCAAACCAAACAACAGCCTGTAAATCATCTGGTGACATATTTAATTCATCTGCTGCTTTTTTAAATACATCTTGTCCAAAACCAAATTGTCCTGTTGATGCATCCCCAACTGTTTCTGCACCAGCAGCAAATTTACCTTTGACCCCAGCCTCTGCTACAGTAGGCACTCTTTTTTTATCAGCCATGCGATTTAAAAACCGTGCAGCCCATACATCAATTGTAGCAGCGTTTGTTGTCCCAGCTAAGTTACCAGAGAAATTTCTAGCTTTAGGTGCATCGCCTTCTTTAACATTTCTAAACGTTCCA